TACAACAAGATAAGAAGGAAGTTGAATGTGATTTTATCATTGCTATGCTTCAATCACTTTCCCTAAAAGAATATTCATTTACAGATTTTGAGAGTGTAGGAACCCTCATAGTAGATGAGGCACATCACATTTGTGCCAAGGTTTTTAGTCAGTCACTCTTCAAAATGTGCCCCAAACATATCTTTGGACTCTCAGCGACACCCGAGAGGAAAGACGGACTCACTAAAGTTTTACATTGGTTTATGGGTCCCACTTTCTTCGCAGTAGAACGCAAAAATCAGGAACAGGTTGAGGTTTTCCCAGTTGTATACGATTCCCCAAACTATAAGAATCCACCCCCATCTATGAGAAACGGTAAAATCTCAATGCCAAACATGATCACGGAACTTGTTGAAGATAGAAGGAGAAATACAATGCTCGTAGAACTTGTCAAAAAGGCGTCAGCAGGTACGAGACAGTTACTTGTTTTGAGTGATAGACGTTTTCATTGTGAGTTCCTTCATCAGTGTTTTCCCAAAACATCTGGATTGTACATGGGTGGAATGAAAGAGGCGCAACTTCAAGAATCTTCAAAGAAGAAGATCATTTTCGCAACGTTCAGTCAAGCGCATGAAGGTTTAGATATTCCCACACTAGACACAGTTATCTTAGCTTCACCTAAATCTGATATTACTCAAAGTATTGGGCGTATTATGAGAGAAACGAAAGGTAAAAAGAATGATCCACACATCTACGATGTTCATGATCCTTGGTCTATCTTTACAGCAATGTATTACAAGAGACTCAAGATCTATAGACAAGGTGGATTCAATATACGTGGCAAGCTGTCGGAGGAGCCCAAGAGTGAGTTTACTCAGGGAAAGTGTCTGTTTTTATAATCTGACTAATTAATAAATGTCGGGTGCATTAATACAACTCGTTTCTAAGGGAGTGCAGGATGCCTATATCATAAGTGACGAAGGACATTCTTTTTTTCGTACGAAGTTTACACGTCATACGAATTTTTCTCAAGCGCCCAAATACATTAAGACTGTCACTACCACAGATACGTCTATTACGATACCCGTTCTCGGCGATATCATAAACGGTATTTGGTTTGAGTCGGCCACTAGAAATGCGAACATAGCTTCAAATCTTTTCTACAATTCTACAATTTCTCTTTTTATCGGTGGACAAAAAATAGATTCTCAACATTATGATTATTTCTCTGATATATGGACGAATTATCTGGCTGATACATACACAAAGGGGCAGGAATTAAACAACAAGACATCTACCTCGTGTCACGTTTTCCTCCCTCTCCACTTCTTTTTCTGTGATCACAAAGCGTTTTTGCCTCTCATAGCTCTTCAGCATCATCAAGTTGAGATAAAGATAGACTTTGACGAAACAAATCTAGCTGGTCTAGATGTAGCGGAGAAATCGGCAAAGGTGTATGGCAATTATATCTATTTGGATAAAGATGAAAGAGAAACTTTCACAAAAAAGCAAATGGATTTTGTAGTAACCCAAGTCCAAGGATTTAAGACTGAATTACTTACCGTTGTAAACAATAACACGGACGTAGGTGGTCACAATCGCATTGATCTTTCCAACTTTAATCACCCAGTGAAATCATTATTTTGGGGATTCAACGCTTCGAGTGAAGATTTTGCCAATGATCGCTTTACCTTTTTAGAAGCTGATTTACAAATTAATGGTACACATTTACTTGAAAAAATGACCCCAGTCTACTTTCATACCGTTCAAAATTATTACAAATCTTCTTATGGACACTCAGATTTTATTCCAGACACCGAGGTACTTTTCAACACCAGATATTTCGCGTATCACTTCTGTCTAAATGCTTCTGAATATAACCCCTCAGGAACCCTAAACTTTAGTCGCATAGATAACGCAGTCCTATCTCTTAATGGTGTAGAAAAGGGAAACCTTAGACCAGATGGTCAAGAACTCTTCGTATATGCCGTGAACTATAATGTGTTAAGAATCCGTAATGGACTTGCTGGAATTTTATTCGGTAACTAATGTATAGATGGGCAGAACAGTACGTTTCGATCAGATTTTCGTCACGAGTCTAGACGCTGCACCACGAGAGACCGACGTTCTAAGTGGTCTCGCCAGTATTGATGCTGGTGAAATTACAGCCGATCAGGTTCAAGTTGCGAATCTAACTATTACCAATAAGGTTACTGCGAATGTAGAAAGTACGGAGTTCACTGGTCTTACCAATGTCTTCCGTTTCACGGCGACACAGGTTGGTATAGGTACCAACAATCCTGTAAACCCTTTTCAAATTGGTGAGGATCGTGTTATTATTAATGAAAATTTAGAACATTTGGTTGCTATTCAGGGTAACGTTATTTCTACTAATGTACTCGCGACCAATATACTTAAGACTGAAAATGACAAGTTCTTCGTTGATGCTAATGCTTCAAATGTTTTGAAGATCACTGGTAATACTTTTTCTACAAACGCAGCTATAGGTACACACCTTTTAGTTGGTAACGAGGCTGCCAGTGATGGTTCTAACATAGCTGTGTTTGAAAAGGGTAATGTTGTCGTTAGAGATGGCTTCTTGAGAGTATTTGGTGATGTTGATATCACCGGTAACTTGGCGATTACAGAGATTCCCGATTATACAAGTATTAACAATCTTGTCGTATCAAATGCCGTTATACAGATGGCATTTGGTAATAATGGAACCTATGACATGGCTTTACTTATGAAAGATGCAGATGAAAAATCTAATGTATTTTTGGGATATACTCACAATGGTGATAAAATGCGACTTTCGCGGACATTTGGTGGCCCCACAACCGCAACCTTCCATGATATTCTTGATTCGGCTAACACTGTAAATCTTCATGTGTATGGTGACATATATACACAAAACAATGTGGGTATCGCAAATACTTCACCAGCCCATTCTCTTTCAGTGGGTTCTAACCTGTATATAGATGATACAGCAACCCTCAATGATAACGTCTTACATACGAATGGCTTTGGTTTTTTCGAAGGTTTGCGAATTGGTGGTAGTGGACTTAATGTTGGTGAATTAATTACATTAGATGGTGATGCGGCGATACCTATGGTGGTTGAATCTAAAATTCAATCTCATGGTTTTCAGACAACTGGTGTAGATGGGAGTGGGAATGGTGTACCATCGGGTATAGCAAACACAGCTTCAACGAATATGTTATCCTTCAGTGACAAAATATTCATTAATACAGATGCTGCTAATATTATAACAGTTCTCGGTAATACAGCGACAGGTCGTCTCATCACACAATCCATCCTAGTCCAAGATTTCATTGAGGTTGAAGGTGAATCTGGTATTTCATCCGCCGCGAACGTCATTGTTCATGGTGATATATCAGGTGGTGACTCTACTTCAAATACTGTGAGTCTTCGTTGTGGTCCAAATAATGCAGATGGAACCGTGGGAGCTAACGTAACTTCTATTGAAATTATGGGTGCATTAACGTCCCATCAATTCCAATCAGTTGTTTTCAAAACCAAAAATACTGAGCGTATGCGCGTGGCTTCAAATGGCTATGTTGGTATCGCTAATACTCAACCAAGTGAAATGTTGACTTTGGGTGGTAATCTTAGACTCAATGAGAGTAATACAGCTATTTTCGGTAAGGACACTAATTATCTAAAAGTTTCAACTGATACGACAAATACTCAAACAAAGATTCAAAATCGTGTTGGAACTGGTAAAGGTCTAAACTTTTATGCGAGCACAACTGACACTATGGGTAACCCCAAGATGACCATTCTTGAAAATTCAAATGTTGGTGTCGGTACCGCAACACCCCAAGGTCTTTTACATACATCTGGTGGCACTGTGTTTATCAATAACCAAGTTGTAAATAGAGGAGGTGTAAGCCATTTGGGATCTCCAATGGTTGTCACAAACACAGCTCAAATTACAAATACTTCAGACTTCCAAGATGTTCTTCAACTCACTCGTGAGGGTGGTGTGAGTGGGCAGCATGGTGTTAGAGGTATCTTCAAAATGGGTAAACACGGAACAGGTGCCGGGACTTCACGTTCTCAATTGAACCTGTCCCTAGCCAGTGATGACTATTCCACACAAAATCATGTGATGACTTGGCGAAGTAATAAGCGAGTTGGGATTGGCACCACCGCGCCAGCATCTCACCTTGAAATAATTACAACCGGTATAGGAAACTCTCTAACAAACGGTTTACTTGTTCATAGTGAAAAGATTAACGATGCAGCAGATGACGCCATTGTAGCTATGCGCACGGATACCACAAGTTCAAATGCTTTCGTGGCGTTTGTTCAAGCTGATGGTGCGGCAGGTGATACTTCTGGTTATTCCCTAGGTATCACAGGGTCAACGGGTGACTTTAGACTTACGAAGAATGCCTACACCATTAATGATTCCACTGAGAGTAGAATATTTGTTGATGGTACCTCTGGAAATATCGGATTCGGCACCGATTCCCCTAGAGGTAAGTTAGAGGTTACCGGTAATGTAGTTATTGGTCATAGACTCACGTTTAGTGGTGTTCTTAACGATGAGTTTGGTAATTCTTTTATTAGTGAGCGTTTATATGATGCTGATAATGGTATTTCTGAACTTCTAATTTTTAAAGGTACTGACTCTACTTCGGCAGCTGGTCCAGATAGAATTCGCCACATAGCAGCGGATCATTTATTTCAAGTATATTCAACAAATACACCTGTCAGTGGTTCACTCATTGATAGCGCTATAAGAAATGGTACAAATCTTGATAGAGCTATGTTAATTGGTAACAATGGTAAAATTTTTATGGGTACATCAAATCCGGCTCGTGAAGCAACGCTCGCGGCGGGTACAACATTATTTATTAACGGTGGTTTAGAGTTCGGTGAAACACAAAAACTTAAGTTTGGTAAAATGGATGTATTTACATCTGGTGGTCTCGTAAATGTTTTTGAAGCATTGGATACATCTCCCATTTCGTTCAAACAAAACAACGTCGAATATCTTCGTTTTACGCACGAGGGATTGGTTGGATTTGGTACCAGTTCACCTACATCTAATGTTCATATATACTCGAATCCTTCGGGTGATGCAGATGTACTTAAACTTCAAAACCCAGGTACTAACTCTAAGGTTGGTCTAACTCTCACAACAGACGACACATACGGAGGATATGTAAGGGGTTTCAGTGATTCCACCCATTCCGTACATGGTACAGTCATAGGTGCTGTAAGTGGAGGCACAGAAGGTGATGGTATTCATGTAATACACACTTCAAATGTTGGTATAGGTACAGTAAATCCAAGTGAGCATTTCACTGTGTACAATGGTGTATCTCGCATGCAACACGCAACTAGTAACGCTATGATGCAGTTTGCTACTACAACACCTGGTAATGAATTGGCAGTTTCCAATATATATGGTGATGTTTCTGGTAATGTCTACGTAGATCCATTCTCAAATGAGATGATTATTAACAGTAATCTTGAGGTCACTGGTGATTTGAACATTGACGGTAAGATTGATCTTGGTAATCAGGTAGCGATTGGTCTAGGTGGTGTAGAAGCCACAACCGATCTTCAAATTGGTGGTGGTCTCATCACGGGATCTAGTAATGTTGCATGTAAGAGATATTCGCAGACATTTGAACTTGGTTCAATTAAGGCAAAGATGGTTCGTTTATTATTTGACCATAGTTCCTTTTATGCCAGGATTGTATGTATGCTGAGAAAGAGGGATAACAAGAGTGTAGATGGTACTACAGTCACTGTTGGTGAACCAACTAACCGGGATCAAAGTATAATGATTTTGGAAGTTCAAGGTGGTACACATGATGGAAGTACAAGTGCAAGTGACGAAACAATTACTGTGGGTACAAAGAATCTATTTGGTGGTGACTCAGATTATCCTTGGAATCCTAGCATCGTTGTTGGTAAAAAGGGTATTATTATCAAACCAGCTAATGTGGAGTCCAACCGAGAATATTCGTATGACATTCACGTTGAACTAATGACTTCTCGTGGTGGAAAATTAAAAACAATGCGAAACAATGTCACCGATGCGGCTGTAGATTCTGATACGGGTGAATTGATCCAGACATTTGATTATTAAATTTACTACGAGGGATAACCCCGCGGTAAACGAAACAATTACGCCCTGATGGCGTCGGATATAGCTAAGGCGATAACTCCGGCAATGAAAGCTATCACGATGTAATTTAATTCACTTTCTTCCAAACCAAGCTGAGTCTTCTCAGGCTTACCAACAGACTTCTGTTGTGGCTTCGGAGGATCCAATTCCTCCAAAGGATAGTAAGCTATCATTTATATATGTTTAGAGATTAATTTCCTTTTTTGCCTTCCTTCCCCTGGTACGCCTCGTCTTGGTTGTCGCTACATTGACTTCCTTGACCTCACCACCAGTGGAGTCACCCGAAATAGAGATGATGTCAGAAATATCATCATCATCTTCCACCTGCTTATCAGTAGCCGAAATAGCAGTGGTGTTCATGGGAGGTGCTGGGGGCATCATGATACCACCCATTAGACTGGAGATATCTATACCAGGTCCCTGCATCTGGTAGTCACCAGTTCCACCAACAGGAGCCTCCGTTGCGGGACCGTCAGTTTGGCGAGTGGTATTCTGAACAGCGCTCATCATATTCTTCACTAGATCAGGATTCTGCTTGATGACGTCATTCATGTTGGGCATCACCGATTTGAACATAGAATTGGTAAGATGGAACATCATAGCGGATCCACCGAGCATCATAATCAGCTTGATCTCGGGAGCAACCGAAATCTTGGACCGGTACTTAACATACAACTCTTCAAAGACTCCATCATAGTCGTCAACATTCTCCATGATACTTTCAGACCACCCCTCTAACTGAATCTCAAAAGGGTTGTATCTCTTGTTGAGAAACTCTAAACCTGTTACACAGGCCACCAACATTCGTCGTGAGAAACGAATAGACTGTTCAACATCAATACTGTAGGTGATACGCTTCACCTCGGATCTAAGTTCATCAACATTTGAGTAAGCGTTCAGTCTCTTGTTTACAGTGAAACCCTTCTTCTCAAGGCGCCCCAACTTATTGATAAGATCAGCCTTCTCCTCGTCAATTGAACCGTACCCCTTCGTAGGTTTTTCATCCTCCTGCCCTGAACCCTGATTTCCATAATCATCAGCATCGTCAAAAAAATTGGCATCTTCATCACCATCACCATAGTCAATTTCTTCATCTGGAGCCGAAGCATTCTGGTTAGTCTGTTTGTTGGGGTTCACAAAGGCATCCATACTTTCCTGTTGCTGTGCCATTGGGGGTTGGTTGTAACTGGGTCTAGTTGGTCTAGGTACACGCTGAGGGCGGGGGGCGGAAATCTCAATCTCATCCATGATGGCCTGCTCATCTGCATCCAATTTCATAACACTGGTATTTCCTCGATCGATTACGATCTCTTCGTCCATCTACTCTCTATGTAGAAACTAAAAAAATTACCTTTAACGCAGTTTAAAAAAATATTGGTTCATTATAAATGTTCTCCTCTCTCAATCGTGTCAGCCGTAATGCTCTCACCATGATTGTTATTCTTCTCTTGGTCATCTCTGCTCTCGGGGCTCTTAAGTCCAGTACAAGCAGTAAGTATACACCCATTACCACCAAAACTTCCAATGATGGTTCGGTCTTCGATCTCCCAGTCGAACTCGAGTGTACCGCTGGTTCTGGTAAGAAAGGTGGCCCTTACGCCAAGGGTTTAACTCCAGGAGGTGTTTGTGGTGCCCAGAAGTTGGTCTCCGCGCAAGCTGGTGGTTATGAAATCACGGATGGAATTGGTGGATCTTTAATCTAAGCTAATAATATATGGCGCTGATTACAACTCCTACTCAGTTGATTCCAGACCTTCAACACGAATATCACACCGTGACTATTGATTCAATTGGACAGACTACTGCCAATACTTTCACTTGTCATCTTCAACAACCATTGAAAAATGTTGTACAGGCTAAATTGTTAGCTGCTAGAATTAACACCACCACAGCGACTAAACATTGCTACGTCTCCATCGAGGAGCTTGACAGTATTTTCACGGAACGTGCTTCTAATGAACCAAATGGTCAGGCGTCTAAGAGTGTTGTTCGTAACTCTTTTGCTAGTATCGTTGGTGAAGGTACTGCGACATTTCTTTACAAAGATAACTATTCATTAGTGACTCAATATGTGAACCCAATTCGCAGTATTGACCGTTTCACTGTTAACATTCGTAATCAAGATGGTACCCCAATTGTGCCATCAAGTCCTGCTAAGGATAATTTTTTAATAATTCGTTTCGTGTGTAGAAAAACCAACCTGTAATTTTCTCCTTTTACTATAGTATACCATGTCCCCAGGTATTGTTCAATTGATGGCAGCCGGCGCTCAGGATGAATGGATCGTAGGTGATCCCCAAGTGTCGTTTTTCAATTCAACTTTCAAAAGGCATGCTAATTTCTCACAATCCGTCGAAAAGCAAACAATCCACGGAGCGGTGAGAAACAACTCGTTATCCAGTGTTCAATTTGAACGATCTGGTGATCTTTTAGGTCATGTATATTTCACTATAGATGATAATACAACCGCCCTCGATTCCCAAAGGTGGGATAATATTATCGAAAGCGTTGAGCTCTTAATTGGGGGTTCCGTTATCGATAAACAAGATGCCGTATTCACAGAAAACATTGCCGTGGATACTTTTGCTACAAATGTATCGAAGAGTACTCTAGGTACCCACCCAGGTATAGCTGCTCAGTCTTATTTTTACCCTCTTAGATTTTTCCATTGTGAAAGTCCTAGTCTAGCTATCCCAATCGTTGCATTAAACTACCATAACGTGGAAATTAGGATTAATTGGGCATCCCAAGCTGCAAACTACAATATAGAATGTTATGCCAATTATTACTATCTCGACACTGAAGAGCGTGGAAATATTGCTTCTCGCACACATGATCTTCTCATCACCCAAGTACAAAAAAGTATTCCATCCGGGACAAAGATGCAAGAACTTACGTTCAATCATCCCGTGAAATACTTGGCATCTTCTAACACTGCAAGTAATAGCGCTCTCACATCACCCACAAACAAAATCAAGTTGAATGTTAATGGTGTAGATTTAGCCAATTATCGTTGGGGTAAACCCCATTTCATTGATGTAAGCCATTATTATCACACTAACTTTGTGGCATCCCCAGATTTCTTCTTGTACCCTTTCTGTATTTCTACAAGTTCCCTTCAGCCCACAGGAACTCTAAATTTCAGTCGTCTAAATACAGTCAAACTCATGAGTGAGTCTATGAACATCCTAGACCCTATATATGCTGTAAACTACAATATCCTTAGGGTTCAAAATGGGCTTGCGGCGCTCCTCTATGCAAATTAAAATGCCATTGTATATTAAATGGTCAAGAACTTGCCGACGGTGGAGCGGTCCACCAAAATCAGGTTCGGTAAAAATTGTACCAACGACCAGGCAGAAAACACGATTGTGTTCAATGCGAGTGAGGTCGAAATAGAAGTAGCTACACCCGGAACTACATATCTGACACCTATTCGTATAGATCCCGTTCAAGACCCTGGTGGAACTGCAAATGTGATGGTTTTGGCATATAATAGAGTTACTAAAGAGATTACAGATTCAAACGCCATTGCTAGTGAAATTCTAAACTTTAACCTCGCTGGTGCGACTAAAAATGGGAATACAACCCCTTATACTATGCGTTTTGATTCATATACAGATGCTTTTGGTACGACAACCACCGCTAAACCCACAAGTTTTGTAACTTCGGGTATTGTTGGTATATCCAATAGTTCACCTACAGATACGATGTCTGTGGGTTCCAAATTTCATGTAAATGTCGATAGTTCGAATGTACTCACAGTTTTGGGAAATACGTATATTCAAGATAGACTCATAGTTAATGGTGATGCTATGTTTAACGGTCTTGTTACAGCTGTGCATTCAAACAACACCGTTATAAGTGATGCCATCATAGAAATTGGTAAGAATAATAGTGTTGGAGACTCAATGCTTGATTTGGGTTTTATCATGACCCGACCAGGTTCTAATGTAGCTATGGGGTACCTAGAAAGTTCGAATGAATTTGCGATCGCATATACTCAATCTAGTGCCAATAGTCACACTATAACTCCTCTAACGAGTGAAGATATTAATGTTCATGTGTACGGTCAAATTTTTACGGAATCAAATGTTGGTATTATAAATACAAGTCCCACACATACACTAGATGTGGGTTCAAACCTCTTTGTAGACGAATTTGGATCAAATATTTTGGTGGTGACAGGTAACACGAGTATTTCCGCCGACTTGACAGTTGACGGAGATACTTTATTTGTAGATTCAGGTGTTGACAAAGTGGGTATCAATACATTGACCCCATCCGCAGAACTTCATGTTGTTGGTAATGTCTATGTGTCCTCAAATTTAACGGTTGACACAAATACACTTCATGTAGATGTAGAATCAAATCGTGTTGGTATAAATCAAATTAACCCCACAAAGGACTTGGATGTAAATGGAACTATCGCAGCTACTCGGCGTGTTGATAACTCTGGGTATGATCGTTTACTCATAGGTACAGATACGGGCACAACAATTCATTCAAGTTCAAATGCGCATCTCATTTCTTTGGGGTACAGAGCTGGTTATGATCGTCAACAATCCAACTCTGTAGCGATTGGGTATCAAGCGGGTAGTGTCACACAAGCAGAGTCTTCCATCGCCATTGGTGAAAGATCTGGTGAAACTGGGCAAGGTGCAAGTTCCATAGCTATTGGTGATAAAGCAGCTTTTCAAAATCAAGCTGCGTATTCTATCGCCATAGGTGAAAATGCTGGTGGTCAGGATCAAGCAGGTAATTCAATCGCTTTAGGTAAAGATGCTGGTAGTCAAAATCAGGGTCAGAAATCCATAGCTATAGGTGATGGTGCGGGTAAGTTTAATCAAGGTGAAGGTGCTATAGCTATAGGGTACTACGCAGGATATCCAACAGGTCAAGCACCAGGATCTGTTATCATCAATGGTGGTATAGATGCCGGGGGATTTAACAATACTACTACACAAAATGCACTTTTCATAAACCCTGTGAGAAACGTGAACAACTCGAACATTCTAATGTATAACGCAGGGTCAAAAGAATTTACGTATGGAAACACTATCGAGAACAATGTTCATGTTTCTAGAAACCTGACCGTAGACACTGATACTCTATTTGTAGATTCATTCACAGAAAGTGTTGGTATTAATAATGCAGTACCAAATGCCAATCTTCATGTGGTTGGAAACACGTACATTTCTTCAAATCTAACCGTAGATCTAAATACTCTTCATGTAGATACAAACAAACATTTTGTTGGTATTGAAACAAATTATCCGGATGCAACGCTCCATGTGGTTGGAAATACATACATCTTAAACGATTTAACAGTAGATACAGATACTTTCCACGTTGATTCGGTCAATGAGTCTGTCGGAGTCGGTACTGTATCACCCCAAGCTAACCTTCATGTGGTGGGTAATGTATATGTGACATCTAATCTAACCGTGGATACTGATACCCTTCATGTAGATGTGGATAAGAAGTTCATAGGACTTGGAATAGTGACACCCGACGCAAACCTTCACGTTGTGGGTAACACGTACGTATCCTCTAATCTTACCGTGAATACAGACACTTTACATGTGGACTCCACAACCAATTCTGTTGGAATTGAGACAAAGACACCTGACGCGAATCTTCATGTCGTGGGTAATGTATATGTGTCCTCAAATCTCACTGTGGATACTGACACTTTCCACGTTGACGTGGTAAACGACTCCATAGGAGTTGGGACAGTGACACCCGCCGCTAGCCTTCATGTAATAGGTAATGCTTATGTGTCTTCAAATGTTATTATAGCTGACACTACAGCAACCTCTTCTAAAACCACTGGATCTGTGATCATTGGGGGTGGTCTAGGTGTTGCAGGTGATATTCACGCAACTCATGCAAATTTGGAGGATGTAGAAGCTGATAGTGTTAATATTACGGATACTACAGCAACTTCGTCCAAAACCACTGGGGCACTCAGGGTTGCGGGTGGTCTAGGTGTCGTTGGGGATATTCACGCAACTCACGCCAATTTAGAAGATGTAGAAGCTGATAGTGTCAATGTGACTGATTCAACTGCATCTTCTTCTAAAACAACTGGTGCTCTCAAAGTCACTGGTGGTGTAGGTATATCTGGTGCATTGTTTGGTTCTACAGCTGAACTAGATGGTATTACTAAGATAACTGATACCACAGTCACAAACTCTAAAACCACTGGTGCTCTCGTTGTCACAGGTGGTCTAGGTGTAACTGGTGCTATACATGGAAGTGCGGTGAATTTTGAAGCAGCTGAACTTGACAGTCTTCATGTAACTAACACCACTTCAACAACCTCCAAAGTCACGGGTGCTGCGCGTATAGCTGGTGGTTTGGGGGTTGCCGGTAATATTCATGCCACACATGTCAATTTTGAAGATGTCGTGGCTGATAGCCTAACTGTTGAAGATACAACATTATCCACCTCCAAAACTACTGGTGCGGTAATCATAGCGGGTGGTCTAGGTGTCGCAGATAATGTGTACGCATCTAGATTCGTGGGTGACGGTGGACTTCTTTCAAATATCGCAACAACTTTACAATCCATCTCTGAAAATGGAAATACAACTTCAAATATTATTCAATTCACTGGAACAGAAACAAGTTTTGTTTCTCTCTCGAATGTCGGTATAGCCAACACAGACCCTGGTCATACCCTAAGCGTTGGTACGAACTTCTATGTAAGTGAGGATGGTGCAAACACTGTAGTTGTAGATGGAAATGTTTCCATAAGTTCCAATCTGACTGTAGGAAGTAACATTTCCGTAATAGGTCTCAGTGTTGATAAGTTTCCAATCGTGGGTTCTAACAAATTCTTAGAAGATTCAATCATAACTAAAAGTGGTCCGGATATAGTTATTTCGGGTGGTCTTCAAGTTACCGGAAACATTTTTAAAAATGGTAACATATTTGTGGTTCATTCAAATAATACAGTCATTAAAGATCGTATATTGACCCTCGCGAATAATAACACACAAACAGGTTTAGATGTAGGAATTATCATGGAATATCCCGGACATAACATCGCCATAGCGCATCACGGTGATGAAACTCCTGAACGCCTCTCAATTGGTTACACTCAAAATAAACATACAGATAATCAAATTACACCTGATAGCAACAATGTAACTCTAGATGTTTTGGGTAACCTCCAAGTTCAAAATAATTTTACAGTAGATACGAGTACTTTCCATGTAGATTCAGTGGCAAATCGCGTGGGTGTACTCACGGCAGCTCCCGCGTATACACTAGATATTCATGGTAACTCCAATGTGGCTGTCGCGCGCTCCAAGTCCTCTGTTGTAACGGATGCTACTGCTGCGACGAGTAAAACATCTGGTGCGGTTACGGTCATAGGTGGTCTAGGTGTGGGTGGTGACATTCACGCGACAGATGTAAACTTTGAGAATGCGACACTCGATAGCGCAACTATCCAAAATACTACAGTCGCAACTAATAAAACATCGGGTGCGCTCATAGTTGGTGGTGGTGTGGGTATACAGGGAGATATTCACGCAACACACGCAAATCTTGAAGATGTGACAGCTGATAGTGTAACAGTGGAAGATTCAACTGCAGCTTCATCTAAAACAACTGGTGCCCTCAAGGTGGTGGGTGGTGTGGGGGTGTCGGGTGACATCCACGCAACCCATGTAAACTTTGAAGATGCCGAGGTGGATAGCCTCACTGTGACTGATACAACAGCATCCAGTTCTACCACAACCGGTGCAGCTAAGATTGCTGGTGGCCTAGGTGTAGCTGGTAGTGTTTACGCGGCTCAGTACTATGGTGATGGTAGTACTCTCACAGGTCTCGTGACAACGTTTGGAGCTGTAGTAGCTAACGGCAACACAACTTCAAACACAGTTCAATTTACAAATGCTAATACAGGTATAATAACAAGTGGTAAAATTGGTGTTAAAACGGCGATCCCCGTGTATGATCTTGAAGTGACTGGTAATTCATACATTTCTTCAAATGTCACTGTAGATACAAATACTTTCCATGTAGATGCGGTAAACAATAAGGTTGGTGTGGGAACCACCGAACCCGACAAAACCTTACATGTCCAAGGTGACATTAAATTTACTGGAACGTTATTTGAAGATGACGCCCCGTTCGTGACTTCTCCTTGGGTCACTACGGGCTCAGATATTTACTACAACGTAGGGAACGTGGGTTTCGGGACAAACGCTAATGTGGATGCCAATGTTCATGTCAATGGAAATGTGTATGTGTCCTCAAATATACACGCGGGACCCAACGCAAATCAAACGTCGTTCCTCGGTCGCGCTGCCATAGGGTATAACGGATCAGATGATAATCACGCAACATTCGCACATTTCGGTCACAATAGTTCTACTAATTTCGCCCTTAAACAGACAGCCTCTGGACCAACACATCTCAATACACCATCTTCTCAACACATCCGTTTTTCGGTGCATAATGAAGAAAAGATGCGAATCACGGGTGGGGGTGACCTAAAAGTTGGTTCTAATATTCTGTACGTAGATGCAGCGAGTAACGCTCGAAGAGTTGGCTTGGGAACCGCGACACCCAGTTCCAACCTTCACGTGGTTGGTAACGCATTTGTAAGCTCAAACCTCACTGTAGGTAATAACGTCTATGTCACTGGGGGTCTCGTGACAAACACTGGTGGTGTCACTAAAAAGACCTATAGTGTTTCTAGAACTGTTGGTACAGGAATCACTCCTCTAGTTGATATAAATTTCACATCAAACATCTTTTATGCGAAGATCACCGCACAACTCATAGATGGTGACGAAGATATGAGTACAATGATTTTAGAAGTTTCGGGTGGGCGTAAGAGTGGGGAGACCCCAACAAAGAACATAGCCGTGGGTACTAAAAATATATTTGGTGATCAAACCAACACAAATCCTTGGAGTCCCACTATTACTACAACTGGAAACAAAGTAACCCTAACATCCAGTAACGCTTTAGATTCAGGAGATGGGTACGATATCTTTATTGAATATATGTCTTCCAATTTAGATGGAAGTGTTGTATCTGTAGTTGAAAGTGGTACAACTATTGAAACATTTGGGTACTAAACAAAGTCCCATCAAAAACATAAAAATCTTATACATTCTCCAAATGTATAAGATTTTCGGCAGAAAAAAAGTGTGAGCTAATATCAAATGGTGAAGACTAATATCCAGACATTTACTGGTGAAGTCGAGGTTTTAGAAGAATTCTATGTCGGTTCGAACTTGGTGGCGAACGATGTAGCTACACACGTCTTGACCATAAATAATACAAATAATGATGCGAAAATTAAATCTGATTTTTTCGTTGGTGATGGTGGTCTCCTCTCTAACATTGCGACAACTTTGCAATCCATTGCAGACCAGGGAAACGCAGCATCTAATGTGATTCTTTTTAATTCCAATACAGATGTCGCTGGTTACAAGAATGTTGGTTTTGTAACTACGAGTAATGTTGGTATTCAAAATACAGCCCCAACCCACACTATGAGCATTGGTGATAAGATTATTATCGACAACAACACCGATGAATCTCAAGGGGAAAGTGTCATGCTTGTACATGGTCGTATAACTGCAGATCGTTTCCAAGGTGATGGTGGTCTTTTATCTAACATTGCAACAACTCTTGAATCTATTGCAGATCAAGGAAATGCATCATCTAATGTCTTGATTTTTAATTCAAACACAGATATTTCTGGTTACAGGGGTGTTGGTTTTGTAACAACGAGTAACGTTGGTATTCAAAACACTAATCCCGGTTTCAACACCTTAAGTGTTGGTTCAAATCTTTTTGTGAACATCTACGGATCTAACGTTTTAACTGTTCATGGTAACGCTGCGGTAAGTAATCTACTTGTGAGTGAATTCTCTGTATCACCCGCACATGCTTTACAACACGTTACTCAAGAGGGTCGCGCTACAAATGAAACTATTCAACTTACAAACACGACTACAGGTCTTGAGGTAAGTTCAAACATCAATGTGGCAGGTGAAGTCATTCTCACTAACGCTACTAAGGGTCTCGATGTGACCTCAAACATAGAAATCGGTGGTCGTCTCAAGTTTGATACAAATGTATTTGTGGATACCCTTAGGGTTGCTGATGTGGCTGCGAACATCGTGACATATGACAGAACCACGGGTGAACTTCTAGATTCTTCGGGAACTTTCATGAACAAGTTCGCCGTTGTCTCCGAGCAACCCCCTTCAGACTTTTTCGCAAACACAACTACCGTGACCAATCATGGGTCATACACCCTCACAACTTCAAACTTAGCTACAAACTCTAATACCTACAATGCCTTTGATGGGACTGCGAATGCTTGGGTGAGTGGTGGTCTCGCCGGTGGATACATCGGTGGATCCAACGTGTTCCATGAAAATAATCTTACCCAACTTTCTAATTTACACCCTACACAGCGTGGTGACTGGCTCGCTATTGAGTTCCCGTATAAAACCACACTTCGTCATATGAAATTGACCCCTTTGACCGCCGCACAGTTCCCTGCTTCGGCGAATATCTACGCAACTAACAATGATCTTACTTGGACTGAAATCAATTATTGGTCGGGTCGTGACCCTGTGACTGCCTCTAACGTCCAAACGATCACCGTGAATGCGACTGAGCAATTCAAGAAGTATGCCCTGGTGGCCACGAAGGCTGCGGGGAACAGCTCCAACGTCGCCCTCCAAGATTGGCAATTGTTCACCGAATCCTTCTCGATCGATGGGGGGAAGGTGGCGATGGCGCAACAAGCCGCGACCGGTGGTGAAACCGTCATGGACCAACATGGGCCTCACTCGAGGAATCCAAAGGCGGTGCCTTTGAAAAAATATCCCGAGATTGTTTTTGAAAAGGGGAAGTTTGACTCCAATGACTCGACCAACACCTATATTCAAGCGGGGTATACGGTGACGGTGAGTGGATTTGTAAATTCATCAAATCACCCGTGGAAAGCTTTTAACGGAACTGATTATGAGGTGGGTATGCTTCTTTCGGGTTTAAACTACGATACAAATGGTAACGCGAACACATCCGGTACAACCGCCTCAAGATTATCAGCTTCTGATTCGACTCCATACGGTGAATGGTTAAAACTGGAACTTCCGAACAAAATAAAATTAGACAAATACGTTTTTACTTCGAGGAATGATGCGACGCATTGGACACAATCGGTAGAAGCTGGACAAGTGTGGGGAAGTAACAATGATTCTAATTGGGTGCATCTACACACATTTACAAATTCTGGATTTACAGGTGAATCGCAGTCTGCATCTTTTAATGTGCAGACGGACAATTACTATAAATATTACGCATTCATTGTGACGAAAACATTTGCGACAGGTTCTGATTATTACTTATGTATTCCCGAACTCGAATACTACGGCTACGAAGAGGACCCACCCGCGGGTGACACTTCCGTGGATACCACCTTCACCTCCATAATGAACACCCCCCAAACCACTGGGGCCCAAGTGTACGTGGATGGGAGCTTAGGTGGGAATGCCAACACAAATAGGGTTGTGGGACCAGCTGCGGCGAACACTGCGGCAACGTATGACACCACCGGGAAATACTGGGAACTCAATGGGACCCTAACCTCAAACATCTCCGTAGAGGCCAATACGTTCCTTTCGGGTGATGCCCCACACTCCCTCTCTATGTGGTTCAATTCCTCGAACTTGGTGTCAAATGCGTCTAACTCTTGTATCTTCTCGTTAGGTACAGAGGAACGGTTAGATCATGTCAGTGCGGCGTTTAGTAACACCTATCAAACTGTGCAGAAAATCACGGCTGGTTCGCGAAGTACGACTAATGCTAATTTCGGTAATTCGTGTGCTATTAACTCTGACGGAACGAGGATGATTGTGGGGGCATATTTTGAGGATAACGGGGGGACGAACTACGGTGCCGTCTACATATACACATACAGTAATGGAAAATGGGATAACGGAGTGAGGATAGGTGCACCCACACCCGTTTCGGGGACTGCTGATCAAGCATTTGGTGTTAGCGTTGCTATGAACTCTGCTGGTACTAGGGTTGTTGTGGGAGCACATTACGATGATACGGGTGCTAATGACGCCGGAGCAGCTTACGTATACTCATACAGTAATGGGTCTTGGACTTTAGATACGGTGTCAGGTGACGCGACAGGAAGAATTCAGGCATCAGACAAGGCGGCTTCTGACCGGTTCGGTTTCAGTGTAGCTATGAGTGGTGACGGTACGAGGATTATTGTGGGACGCACCGCCAACTTCACGAGCCACACAGCAACTGGGGCTGCCTACATCTACACATATAGTAGTGGATCTTGGGGTTCAGAAAAGAAGCTTACCGCGAGTGATGCCCAGGCAAACGATAATTTCGGTGCGAGTGTCGCCATGACTTCAGATGGAACGAAGGTTGTCGTAGGGGCACCATTTGAGGATACCGGGGGTTCGAACTATGGTAAAGTCTACACTTATATCTACAATAGCGGGTCAGATTCATGGGCTGAAAACTCACAAAAGCTTCAAGCGACGTCATTCCTGGGATCTGGGAGTGGTGGAAGTGACATCGCCTTTGGTTCCAGCGTCAGTATGAACTCTGATGGAACGAAGATGATTGTGGGAGCACATTTTGAAGATACGGGGACGGGTGGAGTGTCCACAAATGACTCGGGTTCTGCCTACATCTATACCTACAGCGGTGGGTCTTGGGGTTCAGAGGTACAACTTCAAGCATCGGACGTCACAGCAGCGATAGCAGATGGACATGATGACGAATTTGGTTGGTGTGTAAGGATGAGCAGTGACGGAACGACTGTTATCGTGGGTGTGAGGTTTGAGGACCAGGGATCTACTGATAGCGGTGCAGCCTATATCTTCGCCTACGATGGTTCGAACTGGGGTGATGTTGCGAAACTTAAAGCATCTGATGGGGCCACTATCGACCATTTTGGTTTTAGTGTCGCTATAAGTGGTGATGGGAAGAGAGTTATTGTAGGAGCGGACGGGGATGATGACCCACCGGGATCCTCCTCGGGTTCAGTCTACGTATACGACCGCGACACCACACATCACCTCACAACCGATTTGAAACTCCAATCGAACACGTGGCACAACCTGACCTATGCGTACCAAGGTGAAGGTGGCTCCCGAGTAACCTACCTGGATGGACGTAAGGTGGCCGAAGACCAAGCCGAAGATACCTTCGGGGACTACCCACCCTTCGCGATGACTGGGTACTCACAGGGTGGGTATGTGGTGAGTTCGAATCATACAAGAAGTGGGTATCACCCATACGATGCTTTTGATAATGAAACTAACGACGATGACACGACATCGTCGCGGTGGTGGTCTTCTGCGGATGTTTTTAGTGGTAATGTATATAATGGTAGTACATCAGACCACTGTGGAACATTCCAGGGAGTATATCTAAAATTGGAATTACCTTATAAATTGATATGTAGTCATGTAAACCTATGGTTCCGTGATTTTAATGGGGCTCAGACACCTAATTCACAAAGTCCTAAAGACTTTAAAATTGTCGGTAGTAATGATGATATTAATTGGGTTGAATTAAAAGATGAAGTAAGCTTTGTTGATACAGGTAATGTAGCTCACCCGGTTATCGTAAACGCTACAAAAGGATATAAATATTTAGCCATCGTTGTGACAAGGGTCAATAGTTCGACTCTCGTTAGTATAATGGACATCGAATACTACGGCCACCGCGAGAATGACCTGGTCCGCCTTCCCGATCCCACGAATGTCTTGAAGTATCCGCACATTGCGATGACCACCGAAACCACTACAGTACAGGGTCCTAAAATCAATCCAGGTGCACCCGGTGATAGAGGATACGAAATCATATATTCAAATCACGGTGGAACTCCGCAGTTACCATCAAGGGTGTTTGATGGTAATACGGACGCTACAGTTGGATCATATGGATGGATGACATCGGGTTATACATACGATGTGTCATCAGGTGCCTTTCCAGGTACTTCTGGTGCTTCATACTCACTCACGATTGATGGAACATCTCGTAGTGGTTCATGGGTTGGTATAAAAATGTTACGTAAACTCAAAGTCACTTCTGTCGTGTATTACCCCAGAATTTACACGGGTTATAGTCATGGATGGGAAATACAAGATGGATACATTGTGGGTAGTAATGATGGAATTTCATGGGATTCTTTACTAACAATCAGTGGTGAAACTGGGTGGACTGCCTCACCTAAAACTTTTACAATGAATAATAATTTAGGTAATTATTATCAATACTTTGCAATTCTAGCGACGAAGGTACAAGCTAATAACACGGTTGGGCGATTCGCTATACAAGAACTCGAATTCTACGGCACAGAAGAGGCCACCTCGATCCCCATCCAGATCGGTGGCGGGAACATCGATAAGGTGGCGAACTTTAGGGTGTACGACAAGTTTATTGGGGAAGACCAAGCCCTCGAGATTTGGGATGCCCAAAAGGACGAGTTTGGACGGGCCAAGTCCTCGATGACTTTACAGAAAGGTCGGCTCGGGATAGGCACGGACGAACCTCAAGGAAGGTTGGCGGTGGCGGATGAACCTGATGCGACGACGTATGGACTCCAAGAGTTCCCACCAAAACCTTTAGTCGGATACAAGACGTACATGGAGGGTCACGGGGAGTTTTGTGTGAGTGCGACTTCTATTCACACGACATCGGGAGGTTGGCATCCTTACTACGCTTTTGATAAAAAAGACTCATCGATGAGTTACATGACATGGGAATCGGGGTTTAATGATTATGCGAGCGCGGCCCCACACAACTATGGTGGTAATTTTAGTCTCGGTGGGTATTTCGGTGAATATATAGATTTTAAAATGCCATACTCTATAAAACTTAATAATTACAGTGTGAGTATGAACGGTTCTTGGTCTTACTATGGACCTAAAGATTTTATGATTCTAGCGTCTAATGACAATAAGACATGGGATCAAATACATTTGGTATCCGGTCAGATATGGGCCAGCAGTTCGAAGCCGGAGACTATAAATTATAACGTAAATGATACAAAATATTATAATCACTTTGCTCTTTTAGTCACGGCACTTGCAGGCAACGCGCGGCGTGTAAATATAGCTGAAATCAAGTTCTTCGGATACCGCGAACAGGTGACAAAACAATCCGTCCTCCACGATGGCCAACTGACCCTCACGAAATCGTTAAATGTTCCCCGAATTGGACCGCCTCTTGACGCGGACGATACACCCCGTCGGGACAGGCTCGTGGTGGAATACAACACCTCGACGAACCCCACCTTTGAGGGGGCTGTCAGGGACACGAGTGGGAGGGGGAATGATGGGGTGTTTAGGGGTTCGGCATCATATGATGCTACGGAGAAGGCGTTTGATATTGTTTCTTCATCGGATATTATTTTCAGTGGGAGAGAGATTGGTGGTGTATCGGGGGATATATTAGCATCTGTGTCTCTTTGGTTTAAAGCTCCGACATTAACTGGGGGTTCTCAGATACTTTTTATCCATACAAGTGCTTACGCTGCGAGAACTTCATTTGTATTGAACCTACAAGTGAATGAAATACGAGTAGGTCATGGTGGTACAAACTACACATATAACGCAGGATCATGGTTACCGGGTACATGGTACCACGCCGTTGGAATAAAACGGGGTACAGGTGCTATACAATCTGATATATATGATCTCTATCTAAATGGTGTTAAACTAGCATTAACAAACGCCGCCGGAACACAGGCGATGGTTATGGGTACTAACCAATCGATCATTATTGGTAGTGCACGTGTAGGCGGTTTCTCGGAACAGTTTACTGGTGAGATTTCAAATGTTAAATATTACCCAGGTTTAGTCCTCACCGCCGAAGAGGTCAAGACCCTCTACGATATGGGTCGGTTGGGGAATGGGTTATACCCACTTCACATCGACGCACCCGTATACATCAACGGTCCTTTATACGCTCCAGGAAGTATACTTAATATTTCACAATTTGTAGATGATGCAGATAGGGAGGTAGTTAGTAGCACCTCGCAGGTAACCGGATACACTACACCCCCCATTCATATGAAAGCTGGTAGTAAAGTGAAACTGGATTTTCTTATACCGTGGCGACACGACGGAGCAGACTTGGGTGGGAATGCTTGGCGGGGTGGGTATCATTGGATTTATTTTAGGTTAAACAAGACTGTAGCAGGTGTGGCAGCCAATACATTTGTGTTATTACTTTCGTCTGGATATCACATGGGGTCGGGTGCTTCTTTTATATTGACTTATTCGAATAGTTGCTATTTACCTCTATCCGTACCCGAAGATTATACGATAGAGTTTCAACATAGGTTTGCCGCTTATATGAATACTAGTACACCTTTTCGTATAAATACGAGTCATCACATCAACGGGAGCGCGGACGCTAATCTACTAAAACTCGGATTTCCTAACACTAATATGGGATGGTCAAAATATATCATAACGGAAATCTCAAAATAAAAAGTATTGTCTATAACTAATGGATATAACGACGACTATTCAATACGGTTACCCGGGTTCGGGGTTCTCGATGACAGGGAATGATTACGATCAATTGATTTGGTACGACACTGAAATACCCAAACCAACCCTCGAAGAGTTAACAACAAAACTCCAAGAACTCGTGACAGCCCAACCCCTCAAGGAACTTCGCGCCGAGCGGAATCGGGTCCTCTCCACAACAGATATATATGCGATCACCGATTACCCTCACTCAAATTTAGCTGTACAGCAAGAGTGGTTGGATCAGCGTCAGGCCCTCCGTGACCTCCCCACCCTCGTGACCCCCCTCGGAGGTGGTTCCATGAAGTTGTGGGTTACCAACGAGAATGGGTCTCTCCAGGCTGGTGACAGTCTCGTTTTGTCGAATACAGCCGGGTACTTCACCAAGGGTGCACCCGCTGTGGTGACCATCAAGGATGCCTGTGACTTTTCGGCATCCACCACAGAGACCTACTACTCAAACATTGTGAGTGTCACCGAGTCTAACGTGATCACCACAAGTGAAACAGCTCAAGAAGGGTACACCGAGAATGCCTATTGGACTTCGAACTCTGTTTCATACTACACGGGGAACGTCGTTTCCCACTACTCTAACGTTGTTGTGTATGATGGTGTGAGTGTTTACTCCAACTCGGACACCGCCCAAGAAGGGTACACAGCCGTGTTGCGAAGCAATACGTCCCCCATAGAAGTGGAGGGGTACACACCCGTTTTGAGCTACTCCAACGTATCTTCAGATCGGTACGATGCCAATGTCCACACCGAGTACACAAAGGTTGTGACTCATTATTCGAATATTTCGGTAGTTGAGACCGTCGAGTACTCCAACATCTCCGCGAGTGCCTATGAAGCTCTCGATTCTAATCTCATCGTGACACCTGGGTACACCTCGTTTTTCCATGAAGTATCAAACACCTCTATTCGAGTTCAGCAATACGCCTCGCTCACTCCCGAACAACGCGCGGAGTATACCATTCAAAGTGTACCGGCAGTGACCTCGAACCTTCAATCGTTCTATACCCCTCAAACTAAGACGGTCACCCATGAAATCAAGGATGTTGGTGACCACATAGCGGCGCATGTTGAGTGCACTTTCCCGACATCATATATGTCGTAAACCGAGTGACTTTGCCACTCAACAAAAAAAACAAACTTCTTACAAATTGAGTTCCAGTTTGTAACAAGCCATTCGTATCAAATAAAACCCGAGGGGTTTTGGTCATTTAAAAAAACCTCCTCTTATAATAAATGCCTATCGCATCACCGATCGGGTTTCTTGATGTAGTCAATGCAACTCTTCGGGCGTCGCAGGTTGAGTCTACAAGTAGATTGACTGTGGCGAACACTGCGGCGACTAAAAATTTTTCAGTAGGTGACCGATTTCATATAGATAAGGATTCAGTAGATCCAGTGAGTGTCACAGGAAACGTGGTCGCTTCGGGAATCAAAATATCCAATCTCACTATCAGTCCAACCTTCGATTTAGCCGCCGTTTCTAATGTGGGGAATACAACCTCCAATACCCTCCAATTTGCCAATGCTACCACATCTTTCGTGGCCTCCTCAAACGTCGAGATTGGTGGGAATATCACACTCACCTCGAACGCCCAGGTGAAGGTTGGTTCCAACGTCCTCGCGGAATACACGGGACCTCATGGGAGGGAGCCGAAGGAGATGCCTCTCAAGAAGTTTCCCGAAATCATTTTTGACGCTTCTAAATTGGATGGGAATGACACGACCAATACGTACACACAAGCGGGATATACGGTGACAGCGAGTAGTGATCAAAGTCAATACAATTTACACGCATGGAGAATATTTGATGGGAATACAACATCACCTGGTAATGGCTGGGCATCTCAAGATGGTACGTATTATGATGGAACCTCTCCCGCGAACTCTTACACTGGTACAACACACCAATTGGGAACTGGTACAGCCCACGGTGAATGGTTAAAACTTGAATTACCACATAAAATTAAAGTTTCTAGATTTACCCTTTATGCCGATTCAGGGTCGGGATATGGTATAAACGAAGCCCCCAAATCTTATAAGATATACGGTTCCGTATTAGGTTCATCATGGACTGAATTAAAAGATGTTTCTGGTGAAGTACCATCTGTGAATGGTAATTCTCATGATATTACCAATACTACAGCTTACAAATACCTCGGAATAGTTGTTACACAGGTTAATACAAATCAAGATAACATCCGTATAGGTGAACTTAAATATTACGGCACCGAAGAGCCCGCACCACCCGGTGACCTTTCCCTAGACACAACCCTAAAGTCTACGTTCAACTCCGTTCGGTCGAACAATTACGTGATGTATTTCGATGGGGAGGACCCGGCTGCCGGGAACGTCCCTAAGTATCTCCCAAGTGGATCTGTTAAGTCTATCACCCCAAACAATGTGGTCTTCGACGCGACAAACAATTGCTGGACTTTGGATGGGTCTACAGAGAGTAACGTGACCACAGGTTCCCTAGGACTTGTTGGGGATGCACCACACACAGTCTCCACTTGGATCAACGCATCGAATCTGGAGGCGAATGCGACGACTCAACAGCTCTTCAGTATAGGGTCGGGGTACTCCGAGGAGATCGTCCGGGTTGACGATACCCAAATCGCCGCGAACACGTGGCACAACGTGACCTATGCGTACCAGGGTGAAGGTGGGTCCAAGGTAACCTACGTGGATGGACGGAAAGTCGAGGAGGCCCAAGTTGAGGATACCTTCGGGGACTACCCACCCTTCGCGATGACTGGGTACAAGACTGGTGGATACTGTGTGAGTGCGAGTGATACTTTTCAGGGATATTACCCATATCTGGCGTTCAATAAATTAGTTAACACGACTGCTGATTATTGGTTCGCGGGTGATAACGTAAGTGGTACCACAGATGGTTATACGGGTTCGGTTGGTGGCGATCATTCGTATATAGGCAGTGATAATTTAGGTGGTTATACAGGTATTTGGGTTAAACTTGAAATGCTACATAAACTGGCTCTTTCGTATGTAGAGTTTTATGCAGTAAATGGTTCTATGCTCTACACACCAAGAGACTTTTTTGTTATAGGAAGTAATGATGACATTACATGGGACTTAATTCATCGCGAAACGAGTACCGCTGCAGACAGCACTTTTACAAGTGGTCGACCGATTACAACAAATTCTGCAAATAATCACAATAAATACAAGTATATCGCTATCGTTATAGACAGAACTGTAAATGATAATCGTTTGGGTATCGGTGAAATCAAACTCTACGGCCACAAGGAAGGCGACCTGACCCGATTCCCCGAGCCGACGCGGGTCCTCAAGTATCCACACATTGCGATGACTGGTCCGGGGCAGAGGGGGTATGTGGCGAGTGCTAGTACACGTTTTAGTCACACATATGACCCATACAATGCATTTAATAATGACGCATCTGGTAACGATGCGTGGGTCAGTGGACCCGCGGTGCACTATGATAATAGTGCGAGTGGTGCCGCAAAGACTAGTGGAGTTTCACCAGCAAATCCTACGACAGCCGTAAATGGTGACGGTACGACAGCTACAGATAATTATCTTGGTCAATTTTTACAAATCGAATTACCCCACAAAGTTAAAGCAACTAAGTTTAGACTAGCGTCTTATACAACACAAACAAATTCATACCGTGCACCCAAAAATGGCGTTATTGCCGGTTCCAATAACGGAACAACATGGGATCTTCTACATAAATTCGATAATCAGACATCTTGGACCACGGGGTCTTATAATGAATATACCGTCACAGGTACTAACGCAAACACTCACTACAAATATTTTATAGTAATTATAACATCTACAAATTCTGGTACTGGTGGAGATGGTTACACTACGATACATGAATTTGATATTTTAGGCACCCAAGAAGATACCGGCACCCCTGCCATAGTGGGTGGTCCCTTCGCGGGTAAGGTGGCGAACTTTAGGGTCTATGACCAGTACTTGGGTGACGAGCGGATCCAAGAGATTTACGATGCGCAAAAGGATGAATTCGGGCACAAGAAATCCTCGATGACCTTCTACAAGGGTCGCGTAGGTGTGGGCACGACTGAACCCGAGGGGGCCTTGACGGTCGTGGATGAACCTAACGCTGTGGCAAAATTCCCATCTTCGAATTTATCGGCTGATTATTCGTTTATTGAAGGTGAAGGATGTATTAAGATAAGTACAGCTGGATCTTCGGGATCTTCGGGATCTTCGGGTGGGTACGGATCTTCGGGGTTCAATGCTTTCGACGGACTCACGTCAACGTGTTGGTCTTCCACACCCACGAGGCATACCCGAGTCTCCGAAGAAGTTGATTTCGGGGCATGGCTCAAGATTCAAACCCCTGAATCCATGAGTCTCAAGAAGGCTGAGATTGAATCGAAACCTGACTGGATGCAGGTGGGGGCCACATTTCAAGGTGTAGGTGTTGGCCACCAATTGGGAGATACAGTTGCGTGTAATAAAGATGGTACACGTATAGCTATCGCCGAACCTGCAACTGGTGGCACAATTACCGCTGCACAGGATGGGAGAGTTCGAATATACGACTGGAATGGGAGTGAGTGGACCCAGGTCGGTCAAAATTTAACAGGGACCCAAAGTGATTATTATGGAGCGGGTAACATGGGTTTCAGTGATGATGGTCATAGATTCATAACGAGTAGTCCTAATGATGGCACATCCGGTGGTGCGACACCAAACGCTGGCGTTGTTGAAGTATATTACCTCAGTGGAGCTACATGGACCATATTAGGTACCCCATTTACTTCTTCTGATGGTGGTGCCCAAGTGGGAAAGAGTTGTGCCATCTCAGGTGATGGTAATACTATAGCTTTTGTGGAATATAAATATGACGATACCTCCGGGGTTGGTGTTAACGCCGGTAGAACACGCGTTTTTACATGGAATGGAACTACATGGGTCCAAAAAGGTTTGGATATGATTGGTGATGTTTCAGGTGACGAGATGGGACGGGTTATGGAAATGACTAGTGACGGTAATTATGTCATCATCGGGAATTATAGCGCTAGCTCAAATAATGGAAAAGTGTGGATATATGCGTGGAATGGATCTGCGTGGGTTAAACGGGGTAACACTCTCGTGGGTACTGGTGCAGATTTATTGGGATTTGATGTTACTATTTCAGATGACGCTAATACGATCGCAATTGGTGAAAACCATAATGATGACAAGGGAACAGAAGCTGGCGCGGTAGAAATACGAACCTGGAACGGGAGTGCGTATGTTCTTACACAAACCTTATACGACGCAGAAGAAACAACTGGAAGATTCGGTTCAGCTGTGGCTCTCTCGGGTGACGGTACAAGACTCGTGGCGGTAACACACCACTCACCAGATGGGAGTGGTAGCGCACATGGTCGCGCACGTGTATTTGAATATTACGGTGGTTTGTGGCAATTGAGACAACCGTTTACGTCTATAGGCGCTCAGGGAAATGCTGGAACGGATGGATCTGGTTCGGCTCTTGGGCAAGAGGATGGTCTCGCCGTATCCCGAGACGGTTCAGTCATAGTAGTTGGATTGAAAAATGATGATACGAGTGGAAATGCCAATTCCGGACAGGCGAAGGTCTTCCATATGCCCTCGAACATCAAGAGTATTTGGGGAAGTAATGATGATACGAACTGGACGAAGATTACCACTGGTAACGAAACGTTTAGGGGCAATGACCGCCTAGAGTTTAAGAATTTGGATAACCCCAACTATTACAAGTACCACGCGATCGTCGCGGATGCTTTCACCCAACTCAAGGATGTCAAACTCTTTGGGATCCGGAACCAAGGGTCGAGTACCCTCCACGATGGGACCTTGACCCTCACCAAGAAGGTCACAGCCCCCCAACTCGAAAGTACGGGAATTATCAACATGAAAGGGGACTACACAGAAATCCGAGCAAACTCCAATGTGGTTACGGAATTTAATAGGTCAAAGAAACTCATCAAGTACCCGAGGGTGGCTATGACTGATAATTCAAGTGGTGGATACGTGGCGAGTGCGAGTAGTACTTATACAAATTTTAATCCATACGAAGCATTTGATAACGAGGATCCAGGTTCCACCGCTTATTGGAGTGGAAGCACTCAAATATATAACACCAATGGTACATGGGGTGGAGGTACGGCGGCGGCGTACACGACAAATGTAGAGGGTGTAAGTAAATATGGTGAATGGATTCAAATTCAACTACCAAACAAAATTAAATATAACTATTCCAAAATTAAAGCACCCTCCCCAGCGGCACGTCAACCAAGAGATGGATACATTCTCGGTAGTAACGACACGTCCGGTGCGTGGACAATATTACACCGTTTCGAGGATGTGTCACGAAGCAGTACAGCTGATTTAGTCACGTATACACCACCATCAGAGTACACACAATTTTTCCAATATTTTCGTTTAGTGATAGAAACGATTAATGACGGTGGTTTGCAATATGTTGGTGTTAATACTTGGGATATCTTCGGCTGCCCCGAATACGACCCCGAGGCACACGGAACTGATGTGACCGTAAAGTCCGTGGCCAACGTTCCCAACACGGATTGGTTGGAGGTGTACTATGATGGACAAGACTATACAGAGATGCCGGCGACTGTCGATAATAAAACGGGTGTGAGTACATACGATGCCACATCCGTGAATAGTGTTGGTTTTGATGCGACACAAAAAGCTTTTACTTTTGACGCGGCTTCCAGTCAATATTTATCTTCAAGTACACCCGTTGATGGAAATTACATTCATTCTATATCGATATGGTTTAAGGGAACTAATTTGACACCGACCGCGGGTGACACTCTCATGTGGATCGGGGATAATGTCAATAATGAAAGAATTGAAATCTATCTTGAATCTGATAAAATTAGTTATAGTTTCAAAGATAATGATGTTGTAGCTACACCCACATTATCGAATAATAGATGGTATCATCTAACTGTTACTTACAATGGGGTTGCGGGTGTAACTGGAAGAGAAATATACCTTGATGGTGTTAAACAATCAGCAACACATACAGGTAACTCGGCGGTGTTGGCTGTTGATAATAACACCTTAAATCTTGGTGGATTTAGTGGCACCAGTAGTACGTATATGTTCAGTGGTTCCATCGCGAACTTCCGCCTCTTCAACCGGACCCTAACCTCCGACGAAATCTACCAGCTCTATGCCTACCAGAAGGAGGACTTTGGGCACGGGAACTTGGGGATGACCCTCAAGGCGGGGCGTTTGGGGATTGGGACTTCGGAGCCTCGGGCGGCTTTGGATGTGAGGGGGGATGCATTTTTCAATGGTCTAATATCATCAGGTATGCCTGCTATTTTTGGTGCAGTTAATAACGCGAATTATGTTCAACAGTCGGCTATCTCACAAAACATCTCAGTCGTGCAATTTTCACAGGGGCCAAATATGGAACGCGCCGCGGGTGGTATAACCTGTCCGATTGCAGGTATGTATCAAGTTCAGCTATACACACATTGTTGGTTCAGTGGTGGAGCCTATGCGGTCAAGTCAACACAAACTTTGGATAGATATAACAGTGCTGGTACAATTTATAGCAAGGCCAATCGTGGAAGTATACATAATGTTACTATGGGTTCATCTGGTGGAAATTCCGATCAGCACCAAATTACGACATGGTTGATACAGGTTAATGCCGGTGACTACTTAATCTTAAACCACCTCACATCTCCGAGTACAACAAGAAATTACAGCAACGAATGGAATTACATTTCTGCGGTGTGTGTATGCGCAAATAATCAATCCCTCGGTGGTGGTGGTGGTAGCGGCGGTGGCTACTAATAAAAATGAAAACATATATATATGGACGAACTACACTCCGCCATACTTAATCTTCAGGGTGATATCGTATACTGGTGTGATAGAGACGCATCCACTTCTGATAAATGTTATGAAAGTATAATTTACAAACATATAACTAAAACCGAATACGAAAATTTAAGTGATTCGGAAAAATTCAAATACATCATGAATGAAAATACACGTGTACCCGGATCGAGTGATGTATACACACATAGAGGTGGTGAAACGATCACATCTACGGGTGATGTTATTTATAGTCAGAAAAAGACACAGACTGAATATGATTTAATGGATGAGGATAATAAAGCAGTGTACTACAAAATACAACAATTGTACACACTTAAACCCATTCTCAAAGAAAGATTGGTACTCATGTCACAAAATGAATCAAATGACTCAAATATGACCACCCTTCGCACCAAGCGGAACACCCTTCTCGAACAAACTGATAGGTATGCTACCCTAGATTTTCCTCACTCTAATTTAGCGGTACAACAAACCTGGTTTGATTACCGCCAAGCTCTCAGGGACCTCCCCACAGCGACCGAAGATCCAGCGAACCCCGTTTGGCCCGTCCAGCCAAGTCCGTAGGACTTGTACTTCACTCGTTCCCTTTCCTTACAAACCCATACCAAAGGTTTCTAAGGTTCGTCGTTCCAATCGACGCAGTCGATTGTCCCCTTCCCCCCAGTCTCACGATTGGCCTACGGCCAAGTGTGAATTCTTTCCTCCCCTTATAATAAATGTCGTACTACTCGAACCTTGTGAGTATCGTTCAGTCCAACGTCGTTTCTAATGTCACCGTGGCTGAATACTCCAACCTATCAGTGGACGACCAGGCCAACTATTTGGAGTGTAGCTACTACTCCTCGAACAGTGTGGGATACTACTCGAATCTCATGGTCTATGATGGAATCAATGTATTCTCCAACATTTCCTCGAATGCCTATAATGAACTGACTCCCGATCAACAGGGTGGATTTACCCCGGTCATAGAGTACTCGAACGTCACGACCACGGATAGTCCTCACCACTATGTCAAGGTGATCACACATTACTCGAACCTCGTGGTTTCTAATGTTGTGACCTACTCCAACATAGACGCGAATGCTTACGCAAATCTCGTGACCACCCGACCTTCCTTCACAGTGTTCCGGAAATACGTTCCAAGTGGATACTTTGAAATTTCGGTCCAAGAGTACGCTGCAAAGTCCCTAGAAGATCGGGAAGGCTACGTCGCTGAAACTATTCCAGAGATGATTACTTCTAATTTACAGGGGTTCTATACCCTCGTTTCGGATTCTGAGTGAACTCGTTCCAAGTGCTTCACACTTGACCCCCTTTCCCTTTCACTTCTTACAAACTACTTTTGTCCCAGTTTGTAACAAGTCTCATTAAGTAACGACTTCGTCGTTTGGTAATGAATTCTTTTCCTCCCTTATATTAAATGTCGTTCGATCCACCAGAAGGCATTCTGGACATTGGGAATGCCACACTTCGGGTGGGAAAACTCGAAGTCGCTGAAACCTCAGGTCTGAACCAGGGTCTACAGAACATTATTAAGAATGACCTACTCATAACTGAAAATACAACGTACGCCGTAAATCATAAATGGGGTCTCAAACTCCCTACAACTTGGGTCGGTGAATTTGAAGTTAAGGGTCATTCCGGAAAATATATAGATTTTAACTTTTACAATGAAAATTCAGCTTCAAACGCACAGGGGTACAACCTAACGTTCAAGGATACCACCATGACTCTAAGGTATGACGGTGGAAATCCCCTCGGCGGTGGAGCGGCCACGATCCCTACTATCGTTGGTGCTTTCAGAAAGGTCAATATCTTCTTTGAAAGGGGTGTGATCTCCGTCTCCATAGATGGAACTCGCTACCTGTACCACAAGGAAACGGATGGTTTCAACCAAGGTCTTGGAGTCGCTTCACGTGTCGTGAGTACAACCGGCTCAGCTTTTGTGAACCTTTTCATAGAAAGTGATAATGAAAACAACTCAGCCTTCAAAAATCTTAGAATCGTTAACGGACGATTCATATCCGACAAAACGAGTAACATCGCGTTCATGGGTGGTAACCTAGGCGTGGGTGTGAACTCCCCCAAAGAGTCGCTGGATATCCGGGGGAACATGCACTTCAATAGGGTCTCCAACGTCTCGCAAATCAAGGTGGACTCCAACGTGGTCGCCGAATACACGGGTCCCCACGATCGACCCCTGCGGAAGTACCCGGAGATAATCTTACCTCGTAGCGCAGTCGGAGCTGAGTATAATGGATATAGAATTGATAGAAGTTCTGAACATGTGACCGGAGTTTATGATGGAGTACATGATTTATTTAATGAAACAGCTGTAGACTATGCTGATACTTGGGGTGGTGGTTGGCAGGGTTCAACCGGGGCGTATAGTACAAGTACCGGTGTACATACTACATTTGTAACAGGTGGAACTACACAAGGAACCGGTGCCAATTTATCCTCTTCCTCGAGTGTTCCCAACGGTGAATGGGTATCTCTAAAAAGTCCAAATGCTATAAAGTTAGACAACATACAGATACGATCGAGGAATGCCAGTGATTGGTTTGCTCAGTTCCCTACCGATTTTCAAATTTGGGGTTCCAATGATGGAACTACGTGGTCTCATATAAAAACGTTCACTGGTCAGTCTGCAAGTGGTCAGTCCATATTACACACATACCATATAAATTCCACTATATTTTACAATAGACACGCTTTGGTTGTTACTAAAATACCTGGCACAGCCTCTACTATTATCGTTTCTACGGGACAAGCACACCTTTCTATTTCCGAACTGAGATTCAATGCCCACGAAGAAGGTGACAGTTCCCTAGACACCACCCTAAAGTCCGTGTACAACGTGCCGGCGACCACGGGGACCCAGTTGGAGGTCTACTATGATGCGAAGGACTTGACGACGATGCCGAGTACCGTGACGGACCTTTCTCCAAATACGAATACCGGAGCCGTCTCGGGACATTCACCCACTTTGGATTCGACGGATGGCATTGATTCCTTCAAGTTTGATGCGTCTTCATCCCAAAGAATAACGAGCACTATAGATA